TTCTGGTACTGGTGCTGAGAGGCAAGACGGTACTGGTGGTAAGCAAGGTACTTTCGTTGATAAAGATGGTACTGACATCGTAACCCAAACTGCGGGTCTTGATGGTGATGATACTGGTACTTTCGATGTCTCCAATGTCCTGTTTGTTTCTGCAAACGCGACTGGTGATCTTGAGATGAGGGGTGCTGGTGCGCCTTCTGGTACGATGGGTGGTCAGATCGCTGCTTGGCCTAACACCAACTTCGTTGGAGGCTATAACCTCTCTGGTGGTGAGCGTCTGACTGGTACGGGCATCCCTGAGATGACCTTCCACATCGAGCAAGAGGCTGTTGTGGCTAACACTCGTAAGTTGAGAGCCCTTTGGACTCTTGAGGCTTCTCAAGACCTTAAGGCTTATCACAACCTTGACCTTGAGCGTGAGCTTACTGACCTTCTTTCGAAGGAGCTTCAGCTTGAGATCGACCGTGAACTCATCGAAGACCTTCGCATGATTGCTTATGGTTTGCGTGATAGGAACCTTGGTGGTGTTAATCAAAACATCATGGACAAGAGCTACATCAACATGGGTAATGCTACTGATGGAGTCTACCCTGGCCTTGATGGTAACTCTGCTGCAACGGGTACTTTCGTTCCCGCGCAGTTTACCTACGACTTCGATGGTGCGGAAGGTACTGGAACGGCTACGGAGTTTGGTTCTGCAAAAGTGGATTCCAATATCTTCGTGATTGATTTCAGTCAGTCTAGCCTTAGCCTGTATCCTCGTCATGTTGGCGAAGTGTATGCTAACTTGCTGGCAATCATTAATCTTGCTTCACAGGACATTTACCGTACCACCATGCGTGGTCCTGGTAACTGGCTTCTGACCTCTCCGCTTGTTGCCTCTCTTCTTGAGAGTGCTGCCAAGCTTGAGGGTGGTGTTATGCCTAATGAAGGTCCGACTAACATTGGTCGTAACAGCATTGAGTATAAGGGCAAGTTTATGGGTCGCTATGACCTTTATGTTGATCCGATGTACCCGACTGATGAGATTCTTGTCGGATACAAAGGTCAGAACGCTATGGATGCTGGTTATGTGTACGCTCCGTACATTCCTCTCCAGCAACTGCCTACTATCACGGATCCCGAGTCCTTCCAACCCAGGAAGGGTATCTTGACCCGTTATGGCAAGGTGCAGATTGAGCCTATGAACCGATTCTACAGAATCATTCGTATTATCGGTCCTACGAGTAACTACCTGTTCAGCCCATTCGCTCGTAACGATGCTAACTTAGGTTCTGCTACTACTGTCTAACCAGTAATTAAGCAAGATTTACGAGGGCCAGAGGTTTTTTGTCCTCTGGCCCTCTTTTCTTTCCTATATACTTTAGAACATTATGTATAAATATCGAAGCAAATGCAGGTGGAATATGCTTCTTCACATTGATGGTGAAGTAGTAGAGATTAGACCGTCAGAATTATTCGAATCAAAGACTTTAGTTACTTCTAGATACTTAGAATTAATGAGCAAACCGATACTGAAAAAGAAGAAGGGGAGACCTGCAAAATCCTCTAAACCCAACATCTTTATAGAGGAGAATCATGGCAAGAGCAGCAGCGGCACCTAAAGTTGACCCAAGATTGATGGGATATGGTGATACCTTTGGTAACTACGGAGGTAGGAACCTTGGGGATACTGATCTCTATTCTACTGCTATTGATTCCTTTAAATTAAATAAAGGTCTTTTATCCGATGGAGTTGAGCTTGATCCTTTTGAGGAGACCATTCACGATTTTGTTCTCTCTAGATTAGGGCACCCAGTAGTTAGGGTAGAGCTTACCCCATTCCAAATTAAAACTGCAATTGATGAAGCTATAACTAATTTAGATTATCATGCTCCGTTTTGGACAACGCAATGCGCTACATTTCAATGTTCAGCAGGAGTAAATGCTTATGTACTTCCTATGCATATAGCCTATAACCTAAGTTATGTTTGTTATAAGAAATCCTTACTTAGTATCCAGAACATGGCTGGAACACTAGAGTTTGATTTCTTCATCAAATATTTCCAAGATAACTTTTTATTTAGTAACTTTCAAGTGTCTGATTTTTATCTAATGCAACAGCACCTAGAGATGATCAGAAAGATTCTCAGCCAGGAAGGTTCTTGGGATTTAGTAAATGGAAATATTTTACAATTGTATCCAACCCCTGTTAACCCATCTCAAACAGTTATCTTGATTTACAGAGCTTTAGATACTTATACCATGCATCCTTATTACAAGAACTGGATTCAACGCTTTGCTTTGGCTGTATGCAAAGGAATCTTAGGAGAAGTAAGAGGGAAATATAAATCACTTCCGTCTCCAGGAGGAGGCGCAAGTTTAAATGGCGATGCTTTAATACAACAAAGTACCGCTGAAAAGGACAAGCTCAAAGAAGAGCTTCTCTCAGAAATTGAAGAACCTCCTGCGTTCACAATGTTTTAATCATGCCTAAAGGAAGTAATACAAAAGTTAGTCGCTGTGTAAGAAAAGTTCAGAAGACTAAAGATAAAGGATCAGCTATTGCAATCTGCCAGGGTTCAACTAACCAGTCTTACATGACTGGTAAAAAACTTAAAGAGGCTATTGCAGCTAAAGTTCTAAAGCCTGGATCGGGGAAGCTGGCTAAGAAGCTTGGAGATGAACACGATGATAAGTGGGAAGAGGAGGAGACCAAGAAAGGTTATTGGACTCCTGCGGCTGATGACACTACAGGGTATACTTCAAAAACTTCTGATAATGCGTCAGATGATTTTCAACATGGTGGTTGGAAAAAGGAAACCAAGGGAAAGAAAGGAAAAAAACCTATGAAAACTAAGAATGAAGAAACTGACGAAGCTGCTGCTGATGAAGCCGCAAAAGAAGCATCTAAGAAAAAACCCAAGAAGCCTGAGGCTCCTGACGCTGTAGAGAAGGCTATGGGAAAAGCGAAGAAGGGGCATCCTGGTGGGATTAAGCATTTTAGAGATAAGATTATGCAAGCTGGTAAAGATGCAGTTAAGAAACATGATGAAAAACTCGCTGATGAAGAACTGGCTGATAAAGAATCACGGTCATACGCTTATAAGAAATTAGCTAGTGTATTAGCTGAAACTTCTGGCCGTGTTAAAAAGGCAGAGGATGAAGCTGCGGCTAAAGTAAAAGAAAGAGTTGCTAAGGCAAGAGCAGGGGGTGCAAAAATTAGCCCCTCACAAGAAGGGAGAAGGTCAGGAAGAGCAAAGCATCATGCAGGGGTTCAGGCTGTAAGACAAGACGCCCACACTGAGTATAAAAGGATGGGCTTGTATTTAGCTGAAGCTATGGGTTATAGAATTGATGAGCTTCTTCCTGCTGTTGCCGCTATGGCGGGTCGGGCTGTAGTGGGCAAGGTTGCTGGGAAGATTGTTGGGAAGGGTTTGGGTTTAAAGTCTGATAAAGATAAGAAGAAAGAAGAATTAGCGGCTCAAGATAAATCTGCTGAAGTTCAAGAGGAAGGGAAAGCTGCTGTGATAAAAAAAGCACTTACAAAAGTTGCTAAAAATCCAAAAGTAAGAGCCGCTGTTCTTCGTGCTGGATCTCAGGTAGCAACAAGTATGGCTGATAAAGAAGAAAAGAAAACACAAACGGAAGGTAAAATTATGAATAGTTATGTTAAAAAATTAATGGAATATCAGGTTGGTCCTACCGCAAAGAGGATAGAGGCGAAAAGTCCTGGAGGAGAAGGTAGTAGAATGTCGGATCAGGGAGATAAACCAGTCTCAAGAGACCCCGTAGTTGACAGAGAGACAAAGAAAGCTCAAGCTAGGGTTGATAAGAGACTTAAGACAAAAACTAATCTCAAAGTTAGTGATGCTGTTCAACTTGGATTGGACGCTAGAAGAAGGGCCGTCAAAGCTGGTAAGTCTGTTGAAGGTTCTCCTCCTCTCCCCCGTGAAACTAAAAAAGATGCAGCAGCAGATGCGGCTCAAGATAAGAAACGAAGAGAAGCTCCTGGAGATCAGTAATTGGCAAAGAAGGACTACAAAGCGACGACGAGGCTGCCTGAGCTTCCTGACCTTGATGAGGGAGAGAGTTTACTCAACCTTTTCGATCAGGAGAATCCAGATATTAACCTCTTCAACTTGGTTGATGATGAGATGATTCGTCTTGCTGGTTCTAAGTTCTCTTTCTACAAGTACTATCAGTCTGCTGACTATGATCCTGTTTACATGGAGTCTCGTAACAAGCCTGTAGCTAAACAAGCACTTACGGTTCATGGTCACTACGACCCAATCTCCATGAGTGAGGAGCTTACCCAGTTCGGCATTGAGTTAACCAATGATCAACTCTTTACTTTCAACAAGAGCTACATTGAAAGGAAGATTGGTAGGTCTGTCATCCCTGGAGATGTTGTTAAGCCTTTTTTCCAAGATCAAAGGTATGAAATTTTCGAAGTTGTTGAGGATAGCTTTGAGTCCTACGGTGTGTACCACTTAGTATGCTCTGCTAAACTCCTCCGTGATGCTCCTGATGTTCAGGACACTCCTCTTACCCAGGTCAGCGATGAGCTTGGGGGGTATGCAGGTATAGATGACTAATTATAAATATATAGATAATAGTGGGCTACTCACCACTTGGGATGCTTCTGCTTACGAAAGTAGGAATAATAGGTGGGATACTAGGGAAGGCGATATTAGAAAGAAAATTTACAAAATGACCCAAGCTAAGAATAATATCTCTTTTGTTTACAGAGAATC